TGTTGACAACAAATCCCCAAACAGAATTATTGGAAATAACTTTGATATATTTACTACCGACATTGATAGTTAATCCATTGTTGAATTCTTCAATCATATTCTTTCTATGATCAGCAAGACTATCATAATCTGTGCCGCGAGTTGACCAAGATAGATAGTCTTCTTTGATTGTTTCTAATAAGATTTGAAGTTCGTCATTCATAGTGATTCCTTTTCTACTGAATATACATATAATATATCTGATTCGGAACCAAATGTCAAGCAGTCATTTTAATATTCTTGTCTTTAACACTGAATCTACTCTGAAAGATCTCCACCCATTTGCCTCTAAATCCCAAACAGATATTGTTGTTGTAGATTTTTGTGGACGTTTTCTACCTTCGACGATAGGAGCTTCTGGCATCTTTTCGGAATTCAAAGTACACAACATATTCCTAGTTGTGCCATCTACCTTTGTAAATTGAATTTTCATTTCGTGTTTTTTCAGATGGTCTACTAATACATCTCTTTTTAATTCTATATCATTAGTATTCATAATATTTCCTTATATTGCCATTGGGGCGTTCAATTTATCATAAGTTTTATAATCATACAGTTCGAAATCATCGACAGTATAATTTTCGATAGTTTTATTTGGATTAATCCAGATTTTAGGATACATGTAAGGTGTTCTTTTTAGTTGTTCTTCTACTACGTCCATATGATTTTTATAGACATGACAATCTCCACCAACCCAATATAATGATTTTGGAGTAAGTCTTGTCATTTTTGCTAGTATATGTGTAAGTAGAGCATAGCTTGCGATATTAAATGGCACACCTAAAAACATATCACAACTTCTTTGATATAGTATACAAGATAGTTCACCATTATTTGACACATTAAATTGACTAAACATATGACATGGCGGTAAAGACATTTGATCTAACTCACCAACATTCCATGCAGATAATATATGTCTACGAGAATATGGATTATCTTTTAGATTTTGAATTAATGTAGCTAATTGATCTACACCATCCCAATCTCTCCACTGTTTACCATACACAGGGCCTAAATTTTTATTAATATCACTATTATAATGACCGAGCATAACACCTTGATTATCAGCGTTGTCTGTCCAAATTGTTCTTTTACCAACCAATTCAGACCGTGGTTTTCCATAATGTATTTCTGCGAGTCTACGTTCGTTCGTAGACCCTTCGATAAACCACAACAACTCTGATACAATAGATTTCCAAGCCATTTTTTTAGTAGTTAATATTGGAATATATGGGCCTAAATCAATTGACATATGTGAGAAGAATATAGATTTAGTACCAATTCCAGTTCTATCTTTCCTATCTTCACCAGATGTTATAATATAATCCATGAGGTCTAGATATTCAGCTTCAGACCAATTACCATATCTGTATAACATTTCTTCCTGAACGGTCATCCTAGTACTTTCAAAGTTAATTCATCATAATTGTATTCTTGTAGAATTCTTTTAGACTTTAAAGACTCTATCTTATGACTATCAATAAATGCATCACAATCAAACTCACCATGAATCACAGAAACATAAAATGTCTCTATCATATCCCAATAAGTATTTAATACCTTGGCACCACCAATAATAAATATATTTTTATGACTGTTCTTAGATAACCAACTTCGTGCATCTGTTATAGATACTACTGTTGTATTTTCATAAACATTCATACCACGACTCGTTATAACAACATTTTCTCTTCGTGGTAGTGGATTGGGCATGAATGGATCATCCCAAGTATTTCTACCCATAACAACAGTAGTATTTGTTGTGTTTGTTTTGAACCAGCGCAAATCTTTATCATTTTTGGGCCAAGGGAGAGTGCCGTCTTTACCAATACCACCACCCTCATCCATTGCAAAAATTGCCTTAATCATTGAACAGACAACTTCTTTTTGTGACTACCCCAGGCTTGCTTACCACTTATTTTAATGAAAGGTTTATTTGTTTCATTTTTATTTGGATTTGCAACAGTAAGAACAACATTTTTACCTTTTTTCCATGCTTTGATTTGATTTAACAATCTTTTTCCAGCATAGTCAGGTGCAGACGTATCTCTAGTTTTCATGGAACTTCCATGTATACCTTTGGAGGTATACTTTTCACGACTACCTTTAGGTTTACCCATTCTGTTTCCCCAATTCTAGTGCATGGGTTTTAGCATTAGATTCTTGTAGAAAGAATCTACTAGAAACTTCTGGGCCACCGTCACGTGCCCACACTGAAGAGAAGTCAATATATCTGACTTCATACCCATAAGGGTCTCGTTTATCCCCTACTGGAAGGGTTTTAATAATATTTCGTCTTTTCATAGTACCTCTCACTTCACTGGATTACTTAATTAATATAACAGTTTATTTAGTTTTTGTCAAGTTAGTTTCAATATTTTTTATTATTTTATATGTTTCCGCACAACACATAAAGACGAATACTACACACCCTACTAGGAGTAAAATAGTAGTTTTCTTATGTTTTATCCTGTTCATTTTTTAACAACTCTGGAAAAGTTTCTTTAACCAATCTTTCGGTCAATCCAGATACTTTTAATTTCCGCATGATAATCTTAGACAATATCATTGCATCTTTAGGATGTAAACCTTCAAGAAGCCTTACAAGATGTCTTTCAGAAATTCTTGGGCCCCACTCAGACGTATTATCCTCATATAACAAATGCATCTTAGATGATTCTCTATACAAATTTGTCATACTCATTTCGGTAGGATCGTCTGATGGAGTCCACTCTGGAAGTTTGTCATAACCAAATTTAATACTTTTATCGAACATATGCTTCAATAAAGTAAGCACAGTTGGATTATTATTATTTAGTAAAATATCTTTCTTTTCATTCACTGATTTAGTAGATTCAATTTCATTAAATATTTCATGGATAAGTTTCATATTTTCTCTCTTTAAAGTTGGTTAGTTCATCCATCATAAGCACCATTTTATTTTCTATAAAATAGTTAAATACTTTGGTCATATCACCAACAGGTTCTTGAGAAAATTCTTGTAAAATTTTATCTTGAATCTCTTCAGGTATGAATGACAAATCTACTAATCTTTCATTTCTTTTATATTTTTCCAACATATTAGAGTCACAAAAGTCTTCAGGATCTCTTGATAAGTCTAACCATTCTGTAAGTTTCTTTCTAGATAAAGGCTTCTGTCTTTTATTTTCTGTTACAAACACATCATCATCTGATAAGAAGTTAGGTACACCATCTCCACTATCACCACGTATAATATGCTCACGTATGTATTCGTTAGGAGCTTCTGTAATCAAAAACTTTTTTAAGATAGGACTATATTGTTTTACATTAGGATATTTTTGTAATTGTTTAAAGTCTTTATCCGAAGATATAATTATAGTTTTTTCATACTTAGAAAAATTCTTAACTAACGTACCTATTATATCATCAGCTTCTGTTCTATCTACTTCTATTATCTTATAGGGAAAGTATTTACGTAAATCACTTTTAGTTTTGGAGATTGTATTAAATATCATACTCCAATCGTGTCCAGAATTTTCTCTGATTTTTTTACGTTGTCCTTTGTATTGGGGAAAGAAATCTTTTCTCCAAAAGTTTTTATTATCGCAACATAAAACTACATTGCCATATTCATTTCCAAATCTTTTTTTAATACTCAAAATACTATTAAGTATCATATGTTGCACTAGGCCTTTTTCAACGTCATTGTGTTTACCGTTGATAGAAACCATTAGATTTGAAATGACCACTTGATTGAGGTCTATCAGTATCATAATATTTCACCATATTTGTTTGTATAACTACTTATATCACATTTATTCTGTTGTGTCAAGTGATTCACCTAAGATTCTTACAATTTTTACTCTATTAAAAGTAGTTTCGTGTTTTTTGGAGTATTCATTATACTTGTGAGACTTTACTGTACCTTCAAAGTGAAAACATATACCTACGGACAATCCTGTTCTGTCAATATTTTTAGCAAAGAATACACCATATTTTCCAGTTTTGGTTATAAAATTAAATATTCCTGTGGGCCCATATTGAGTTTCTATAGTACGAGGATTTGAAATTAGTTTAGCTAACCACTTAGATCTTTCCATAGTTTTGCCAATATAACTTTCTGGTATATTACTTGTCATAGAACCACTCCGGCGTTTCTCGTTTAGTCCAAACCATATTAAATCTGGCGGCCTTTGTTTTGTAGTATGCCCGATAAGATTTTACTGGACATTCCATCATACATTGTGGCTCATGTTGCATAGCTAAAGGAAATGC